GAGACAATAGAAATAGCTGGGACAGGTGCGTTATTAGCCGCAAACGTGTAGGTACCAATCAGCCCAACAAAGACCGTGTCTGCCGCCAGGGTGTCATAAATAACCTGAGCTGAAGTAGGGAAATTTTGAGCCACTAGCAAGCCCTGGAAACACGTTTTAGTATTCCCGCGAACGGTATCCTTAGAGTGACAACGCTTGAATGCTTATGGCTATCGCAGCAAACAGCCTTCCTTCTAGCGTCGTCTTTACAGTCTGAGACATGAACGACGCAAGGGTCCACCTCCCCCTATACGAGAGGGTCTCCGACTACCTCTGGAATATGACTGCCCTGACTCGCCGAGAAGCCCGTCAGCAATGGCGGGACAGCATCAAGGAGGCATGGAATAATCGCTGCGCATACTGCGGGCGTCCTCCTATCGACGACAACAGCCTCACCGAGCTTACTATTGACCACGTCCGCCCAAAATCCCGTGGCGGACAAGACCGTACAAGCAACGTCATTCCAGCCTGCGCCTCCTGCAATCAAGCAAAATCTTCCCAGGACTGGGTTGCATGGTTCAGGCTTCAGCCGTTTTATACCATCGAGGCCGAGTGGCGTATTCGCCAGTGGCTTTCAGATGGTCGCGGCCATTTTGGAGTCTATGATGAAGAAGATGCCAAGAAAGTTGATGATATGATCAACTCCCTTGGTATGGAATGGCCAGAGTCAGTATAGGGTAATACCTTCTCTGGCTATAACTTTGGTCTCGACAAATGGCAACGTCAGTTTATACACGTTGCCATTATCATCTTTGAACTGCCTTGTCTTCTCGGAAGCACTTTCTCGTGCAATGAGAAGGCCGCTCCAGCCTGATTGCGTCTTGATTGGCGCCAACAGGATCGCATCTTCTGCGATAAAGGCAAGGATAGAAGGAACAGAATCAAGATCTGCACCACTTTTGAGTTGAGGGAAGCAAAAAAGCGCCCAGTCTGGGAACCTTCTCTCTCTAACAAGCGCAATAGCTGCCGATCCGTACCGACCAGAAGGAAGTTCTCCTGATTCGTTGTCAGAGTAGAACGTAAAATCCTTAAAGGAGTAAGGTTTTGACTTCTTTTTAGGATCTCTGTTTGAGTTAGCGTGCATTGAAGCAAGATTTGCAATAGGCAATTCTTCTTCGTTCAAGCTCTTTCTACGCAGCCTCCACCCTTGCCTGATTGATAATACAACATAGGCGTACGGTAACTCTGCGTAGTTCCAAAGGGCAAAGTCTTTGTCGCCAGGGAAGACCCGTTTTAACTCCCAAAACCAGTCGTCAAACGGGTAAACCGCTCCCTGGCTTACTCTTTTCCCTCGGCCTGCTCCACGACATCTTCGTCTGTCTTGTTGGCGGAAATCAGCGCATCAATAGAACGCCGCTCTTCGTCTTCATACAAGGCAACTAGACCGTCAATGATGTCAGGGTGCAACTCCATCGTATCGCTCACCTCCCATGCAGGATTAACGCGAGAGACCAGCAGTGCAGTACCGACAACCAGTTTGTATTTCTCCTGGTATGCCACCATGGCCCGCGAAGCCTTTGAAATGTCCTCGATATAGGGATCCAGGTATTTCTTGTTTACCTTGCTCAGGTCAGCAAATACTTCCTCGGCTGAATGTTTCGTTTCTTTTGCAATTCTATTGACAAGATCGTGCATCATAGCGATGCTGTCGTCACTGGAAATTGCGCCCTGGGCAAAGGCCTTTTCTGCAACGGTAAGGTAGCCACGACGCTCAATTTCAATCTTGCCAGACTCGTCTGATCCGACAAGTTCTTTTACTGGCTGCAGTCGAGGAGCAACAACAAAAGGAAGTTTGGACGCCATAGCCACCAAAAAGCTGGACTATTATGCCTATTCCTAGGAAACAGTTCCATCAGGAAAGGCTTTCTTCCAGGCTTCTGCAAATGCTCTGCTTATATCTGCTTGGAAGTCGGGCTTTGGCCGCCCGTGTGTCCCAAGCATGGCTGCCTTAACCCACGGCCTGGCTGGATACACAAAAGCAGGTAGGTTAGGATCTCCGTAGGGCTGTATCACTCCACCATTGTGAACGATCATTGCATAAGGGGACCTGACTTCTACTTCAATTTTAGTCTGAGTCTGCAGAAAAACTTCATGGTAGTAGTGTTTTTTCAAAAGCTCTCCTGTGTCAACAATATCCCTCATCACGCCCGCAGTGCTTCCATTCTTGCGTTTTGTTTCGTGAGGCCAGTTCCAGCTGCTGGATTGCAGGCTAGACTCCACTGCCTTTGAAAGCGTCGTCTTGATGTACGAAGACGACTTAATCATGCCCTGGTTGACAGCCCTTTGTGCCTTCTGATTTGCTTTTTTATCCTCTAACTTTACCGTAGGCCGTGGGACGCGCACCTTGGTCTTAAACGAGCCGACGATTTTCTTTGCCATAATTACACCTGCACCTCGGCTCCAGTGATTTGTAGTTCAACGCCACCAATCTCTTTGTACACAATTTCGTCAATACCAAGGCCACCGAAGATGCCACTAGAGCGCTGAACGACGCCAATTAGTGGCTTCTCCTCGCCAAACAGGAAATTAACCTCTTGGCCTGTATACATCCAGTCGTATTGACGGGCAACCGTTGCAAATGTGTACCCACTGATGTCTGGATTTTCAATATCAAACCCGCCACCAGGAAGATAGGTCCACTCCAAGGCGTAACCACGGTAGTAGAAGGCATCACCAGATGCGCCTGGCATCATTGTGCCGTCGAGCTGGCTTTCAAGAGGCAGTTTACGGGAGCCAGAAGAGACCCCTGAATACTGGGCTCTTTTCATAAAAGCCCTTACGACATATTGTCCCGCATCAGCCGCAGTGTACCTGCCATTAACAATCGTAACAGTCCCCTCTGCCTTAAAGACCACCAGAGAATTTATGTACGGAGCTAGTGGTGACGCCATAATACCCTCCAGTCGTAATAGGCTTCCATGAAAAAGGGGCTCGCGGCCCCAGTTTCACCTAGCGGTGACTCTTGTTCGCCCTGCGGGCTCACTTTTTAAGCTTCAACCCCCTGCAGCGTGAGCAGCTCCCAATTTCGCCATTCAGATGCTTAGCGTAATTAGCATTCATCTTAACAAAACCGTTACAACCAAGGCAGAACACGTCTACCAGTTCCTGTTGGCCAAATTCTTCAAGAATTTTACCTAGGTCACCACCAACTTCAGGATGTTGCACGGTGCTATTTGCGTAATTCGTACCCAGTTTACCGATCAGGACCGAATCAACGGCGTAGAATACGCACCAGAAACCCCCAGAAGGCCCTGTAAGCAGCTGCAGAAGGCAAAGATGGTAGATAGTTCATCTCGGATGGCAACCATCTCTTGCTGGGGCCCAGAGGGCTGAGAGGGGTCGTTAGGGGTCCATTCAATTACATCAACTTTTATGAGCGTTCTACCTTCCGTGTCAGCCAGGTTTGCAGTGCTCCTGACCGTTTCTGCCGCCTCATAGTCCGCCAACAGGTCCAGTACGTCCTGCTGAGCAGTCACAGACATCGCTTGCAGGTCGTTCATGCAACCTGCAACACAACTCAGTGTGTAGCTCCCAAACGGGACAGCCAAGGCCTTGACGAGCCGATAGTCATCGCCTTCAGACCAGAGGCCAGATGTGTCAAGAACCGCCATGACCCGCTAAAATGATGCAACCGTAGTCTTCCCATGCTTGCTGCCCACTACCCAAAAGCCCTTTTTGACGAGTATTTGGCCTACGATGAGACCAGCTCTACCCTTCTCCGATGGAAAAAGCGGCCTGGAACCACTGTAAAAGTAGGTGATGAGGCTGGAGGAAAAGGCAGTGACGGGTACTGGCGTTTTCAGCTTAAAGGTAAGGCTTGGAAACTGCATCGGGTCATTTACATAATACTGAACGGAGAAATCGACCGCGACCTAGACGTTGACCACAAGGATCGCAATAAAGATAACAACCATCCATCCAACCTGGAGGCCAAGACCTGCGCGGCAAACAACTTCAACAAGCGGAAGGGTAAAGGCCGTTACGCAAGAAAACGCTACCACAAATGGGAGGCGTACTACACGGTGCCAGGAGTAAATAAGTACGTATACGTTGGGTACTTCGAAACTGAAGAGAAGGCCCGCATGATGGCCATGGCACACCGCTTGGAATCATACTGGGTCATCTGACGGCCCTGGTCCGTATAATGTCATATACAGAGTCCAGACGTATGCTTCGTGATGCACTTGCCCTTATGTTGGCTGTAAGATGCCAACAGGAAGAAGCAGCTAAGCAATTACTTGCACGCTTGTAT